TGATGTTGGAGCCATCCACTCACCGCACAACGGAAACAGTCAACCGTATGCGAATATGGCACCGATAGAGACCAGCCTCTGACCTCTCAGCGCCACACGCATCGGCCACGGCACTCTTCTTGGGTCTACCTTCCTTGACGGTCTCACATACTGCGCGTACAAGGAAAACATGCTCCAGCTGTTAAGGCTAGAGTCCCAAAGTAGACCTAAGAGCCGCTCCTCCATATCAGCACCCAATCTTTCTGGTAGCATGAAATGGAGTAGCAGTGTGCCAGGATCACGCCGAGTTGAGCCATATAGTTGACGTCTCCCAAGGAATTTCACATTACCACCAACCTCTGACTTTTTGGTGTTAATGATCATCCCTAGTGATGACGCAAACTGCTCCCACTCTGACATTTGGTTACGGACCTCATCTTCACTGAGGCCTAAGGCAAAGAGGCTGTCATCCCCAACAGTGTGGAGCTGACGCGCCAAACCCCGAGTCATAGCCTTTATCAAGACCCAGTTGATGATCGAGCCTATTAAGGCTGTGAAACGGGAGCCTGAGGGAATCCCAGTGTGCTTAATGAAAGTCCGGCCATCAGGCATAGTGATTGGCGTGTGAATAAAGTAGTGCTCGATCATGTCGAAGACACCACTATATTCGGCTCCAAACGCCTTTCGCACTATACCAAATGCGAAGCGGATAAGGAACCTGGGAACTGTGGCGTCGAAACGCGACCAGTCAAGACCCACAGGAGTTCCAGCCTGCTTCACGTGATCCAACGCCATTGCTATCCACCGATTTGTACGGGGTAGCACAGGCGCATTTCTGGCCAAGAGTGCCTCCTGATAAGCGTCAGCGAAGGCCCCTTCAATTAAGTTTAACTCGAAGGGGTAACCCCACACTAACCTTACCTTCGGACTGTTTCTAAGGGCCAACTGTGTTCTGAGGTAGGCTAAGCATGGCGCCAACTCACAGTAGGGCTGCTTCCGACGCATCGCCTTCTCCATTATATTCTGGGCACGGGCGAGTCCTTCAGTATAGACTGAAAGGTCAGTCCGTTTCCCAGTCCGACCATAAAGGCGCCACGAGGCACCGGGAGATGAAGGTTCAACTCTAACCTCGTTAAGAGGTTTTGGAGTCAGACCTTTAACGCCAAAGACCTTGTACGCTTCATTCATGGCATCCGCGAGCCTCGATCTGACGTCCTCACTCAATGCTGACCAGGCAACATCACCATGGTCGTACTTACCCAAACTCTCATAAAGTAGTTCCAGGGTAGCGCCCGACCTTGTGTAATTCCTTGCGCGGTCTCTGACCTCCTTTCCGAATAAGGCCTCCACTAACTCAGCAGCCCTCCGATCCACGACATGCCCGGTCTTCACCGAGCCCAGTATCGGGCTCAGTGGTTCATCTGAGACAA